GTCTGGGTTCTCATATTTATTCTTGCGAATCCAATTGAGTGGTTCAACCATTGCGTCGTACTCCATTTTGGGAACGTAACGGTCTCCTTGGCGAGCGAAAGCGCATTTTAGAAATGTGCACTCGTCCAAGGGACGGAAATCACTGGTGTCGCCTTTAGCGGCGCTCGTTATTTCGATGCCTCTAGCAGCAAAATATTGTTGGATAGTCTTAAAATTAAAAGTGTCACGCAAGATGGCGCGAATTGACATAATTAGATCGTCACCGTAAACGGCAATTCTAACCATTACTCTGAACCAGTAGTTTGTTGCCAAGCTGCTCGGAACGAGCTCCAGATAGGCGGAGCGGATATAGAGTTTGTTGATTAAATTATTGATCCAAACTGTCGCCATGAAACCAGACGACGTGGCCATAATCGCAATAATGAAATTCTTGTAGTAATGACGCGGCATAGCGTCACACACCAGGTAACGGCGTCGGATCTTTGAAAATTCGGGATTTCCAATCATGTCAGCTAACCGACACAGAATCTCGCGTGCGACTAGTGATGTGTTCAGATCTGCTTTAGAATCAAATTGCGAATAATCGAAATCTAGCACACTATCATTGCCAACTTCTTCTAAGTATTTGCCGAGTGAATTCCACTCGACAGATCCTTTATTCATACCGACTCGCAACGGTGTATTATCGCGAATCTGCGTGAGATGAGAAATAGTTGGCAAAAATAGTAATCGACCAAGAATAGTCCATGAGACTGGTGCTATGGAAAACACTCTGGTCTTGCCGGCCTGCACTTTGGCAATTGGGCGGCGCTCGTCCTTCAATGTGTCCAAATAAACAAAATCAGGTTCAACGCCGTTCTCAAGGTCAGAGATGTAGGTGTCAATCTCCTCCTGCAAGCGCGGTCCGGGATGGTACTTGCCGTCGACATAGTTGAACAAATCGCGTTTAGTCTTTCCTTCCATGCAATACGGAAGGCCAGGTGATGTATTCATGTCAATCTGGTCAATGTGCGGAAATCGTGGGTGACCATTAATAGCATGGTCAAGTGTCATGTTGGTGTGAAGAATAGTTGAATGGGCAGAAGGATCCAATTCTTCAATGATTCCTTCTGCTGCTACTTTAAGGGTTTCAGGGTTCATGTAGTGCAGTATTTCACTGTACTTATTGACACCATTCTTGTATGGGTCGATGACTCCATTAGGGGTGTCGAACGGTTCTAGAATAGCAGGAATTGTTGTGTGAGTGCACACCTTGTCGTGAAGCGGGGATGGCACAATTTTTGTATTCCGTGGTGGCAGGAATTTGCGCGCAGTACGGCCCATGATCAGAATGTCTCCTTGGAGTCCACTCTGAGCTAAAGCTTCATCCATTCGGGCAGGCACCTCATAACGAGTCGGCTTTCGGACCAAATCGGGATAAGCAGCGTTGACCACCTCCAAATTGGCTTTAAGTTCATCAGCAGTCAAGATAGTACCACCTGGTGGGGTGACACCTGATCGGCCAACGACGTGAATTCCGATTAGTTTCTCTTGAATAGTGTCGTCATCAATGACGAGAAGAGATCCGCAGTCTCCAGCCTGGGTACTGATATCATAACCTATAATGTTGTGGAGTTGGACTTTGTAGATTTCCTCGCCATGGAAGACCTGTTTGATCATCATGCGGTCGACAGTGCAATGGCCCGTGTTGGTGGTAAAAACTGTTCCATTCGTTCCGATCATCGTAATAAGGCGACCTTTGAAA